TCAGCGACGGCGAATCCGCCAGCGCCGAAAGCGCCAGCGAAGCCAGCGAAGAAGTCAGTGAAGGCAACGCCGAAGTCGCCGGCGAAGACGCCAGCGAAGACGGCGAAGCCGTCAACGAAGCGGACGCCGAAGGCGTAGCGCTCCCTGAAGGCTTTGTCGCCGTCCCCGTCGTTGAGGATGGACTGGCGACGGAGTTTGTCTTGCGCGACGCGGAGGGGGAGGTCGAAGTACCGGCCCTCATCGTGGAGTACAAGGCGAACGGGAAGGTGCGCCAAGATCGGCTGGATCAGGTGGTGAAACTCGCGCAGTGGGGCGTGTACAACCAAGAGCGCGAGGCGAAGGTCAAAGAGATTGAACAGCAGGCACAGGCGGTGCAGTCGGAGCGCGAACAAATCGCGCAGATCCTCGCGGAGCGGGAATCGCAGATTGAGCGCCTGTTGACCGATGACGAGTTTTTCTATGCGGTGCGGGACGCCTACGCCAACGAGAACGCCCCAGAGCGTCGGGCGGAACGCGCCGAGCAGCAGTTGCAGGAGTGGCGATTGGAGCAGGAAGTCGCCAAGATTAGTACCGAAGGACAGACGTTCTATCAGGGCCAGATCGAACCGGCGTTGTCGCTTATTGCGCAAAGCCTGCCGAGTGTGTCGATGGATGAACTGTCCAACCGGATGATGTACGCCATGCAAGCGCATGTGGAAACGGGACCCGGCGGGGTGCCGTACATTCCCGCATCACGCTATCAGGCGGTGAAGGAGTACGTTGTGCAGGACTTGGCGCCATGGGCGCAGTTCGAGCACAATCGGCGTTCGGCAGGTCAGCCCACATCCAAACCGACTTCGGCTGATGTGATCGACATTGCCAGCGCTCGGGTTGCCTCGCAGAAAGCGAAGCGTGCCCTTGGACAGCAGCTCAAGCCCGTTGGGGCTAGCGCCGCCAAGGAGACAGCCGCCCCCAAGCGAGCCGCGAAACCCGCGACCATCGACGATGCCGTGGACAGCGCGTTGAGCGAAGTCTTGGCATCCCTCCGTTAAAGTTTTTGCTAGGGATACCTCATGCCCGCACCAACGATTATCAGCGATGCCGAACTGACTGGCCTCCTGAAGAATGTGTATTCGCAGTTCCGTGAGAAGGTCCAGAACCTTGTGACCCCGCTCCTCGCCCAGCTCGAAAAGGGCCGTGCGGGTGGCCCGCGCAACATGCGCTGGGGTGGCAACAACGTGTTCTTCGATGTGGTGGTCGGTCGTCCGGCTGGTGCCACGTTCTCGCCGAATGGCTACTTCCCGCCCGACACGACGGCGACGGAAGTGCAGGCCAACGTCGGCGTGGTCCGTGCCTACACCACCCGTCAGGTCGACGGACTGGCCTTCGTCGGCACCCAGAGCAAGGACGCGGCCTTCACCACCATCGCCAAGAAGACGATGGAGGAAATTAAGGACGCCTCGACCCTGCTCATGCAGCAGGCGCTCCACAACAAGTCGGACGGTATCGTCGCCGTGATTGACGTGGTGAACAGCACCACCTCGCTCGACGTGTCCGCGCCGTACGGTGTGGCGGGCGCTGGGCAGGGCAACCTGCTCCTGTCCGTGGGCGACTACATCGCCGTCATGGACGTGACTTCCACCCCGTCCGTGCCGGTCGTGCTCGGCCGTGCGCAGATCACCGCGATCACCAACTCCGGTGACACGGCAGTCCTGACGCTCGGCTCGGCCATCAGCGGTATGGCGGCCACCGACTTCATCGTGAAGGCGACGGCGAGCGATACGTCGTACAGCAACGCGATGAACGGGCTCATCAACATCACCAACCGTGGCAACGGCTATGCCTCGCTCCATGGCATCAGCAACGCCTCCTACAGCATCTGGGATGCGACGCGCTTGGTGGCCGGCACCGATACGCCGGATGCGAACCAGCCGACCGAATCGGACATCTGGGATCTCATTCAGCGCATCAGCGGTCGTTCGGGCAAGGACGCGATGGTGCGTCCGAAGGACTTCCTGCTCATGACCACGCCGGGGCTTGCAAAGAAGCTCATGGAGTCCATGGTCGGCCAGCGCCGTTTCACCGCCAGCGAGTTTGCGACCACCATCAAGGGTGGCTACAAGGCGCTGGAAGTGTGCGGCATCCCGCTCGTCCAGGACTACTACGTCCCCGCAGGCACCATCTATCTCCTCCACATCCCGTCGCTGGCGTGGGTGGATGCGAAGGATTGGGGCTTTGTGGAGTTCGAGGGCGCAGGGCCGTGGCGCTGGTTGCAGGGCCGCGATGCGTTCGAGACGACCTATGGCTGGTACGGCAACCTCGCGTGCTTGGCACGCAACAGCCATGGCTCGATCACGGGCTACGTCGATACGGCACGTTACAGCCACATCTAACGTGATAGCGGGTGGGCGTCGGAGGGTCCGGCGCTCACCCCTGTCGATGCCCTCTGAGGAACGCACATGAGCTTTAACTTCTTTCGACCAAAGCCGGGACGGTTTGGCATTGCTTCGACGCTGTTGGTCGGCGCGTGCGATGCCGCCATCGGCAATAGCACCACCACGCAGTACAACTTCGGCGGGCATCCGGCGAAGTGTCGGATTGCGGGGGCGGTGATTTCGGCCTTGGTCGTGCCGGCCTCCACGGGCGGTACGATCCTTGGCGTGTTGCAGAAGTACGATGCCTCCGCCAATGCGGCGGTGGCGCTGACGGGGAACATCAACTTGGAAGCCTTGACAGCGAACGAAGGGACGGCGGTGACGCTGCTCTCCACGCTCACCGACGCCCAGCTCCTGCTGGATACGGGCGACACGATTCGCTTTGAGGTGACGACGACCGACACCGTCACCACCGCTGAGGTGGACCTGACGGTGAACGTCGAACTGTTGGTGCAGGAGTAATACAGAAGTAATACGGAACAGGTCGGCTGGCGCTCGCGGTGGCGGGCGTCAGTTGGACCTCTCATTCTTCGCTTATGCCTCCGATCATTCTGAACGACCGTGGACAGCCGGAACCCTCGCCCTTGATCATGGATCGCCTGAAGCGCGTCCATGCGGGGTTGAGCCTGCGCCACACGCCCCATGCGGGGCCGCAGTGGGCGATCCTGTTCCAGTGGCAGCCAGAGGATGCGCGGTGGCGCTTTGTGCAGTCGGGCGAATTGCCGCCCGATAGCACGTTTGACATCATTGGCTATCTGCCGATGGATTGCCCCTTGGACGATGCGCCGGCGTATGTGGCCAAGGTGTTCCGTCAGTCGAACCGCGAGGAAGTGCGGCGCATGGCCGACGCGGTGCTGACGCATAACAGTGTGGCGCCGGTGGCGGCGGTCTTGGAGGAGGCGATGGCCGAGGTGCTGGATCAGGTCGATCCGTCGGCCGCCTTGCCGAAGCGCCGGTCCCGTGCGCGGAAGGGAGCCTAACGTATGGCGATTACCCGTGGGCAGTTGATCAGCGATACCCGCGAGTTCATGGACGCGGTGGGCTCGTCACGCTGGAGCGACAGCCTGATTACAACGGTCCTGTCCTCGGTGTATGACGCCGAATGGTCCAACATCCTGAACGCCGCGCCGTACTACACGTTTGCGCAGCGGGTGGTGGGGACCAATGGCAGTGGGCAGGTGGCCTTCAGTGCGCTCAACAGCGGGTCAGGGGATGCGCAAGAGAACTGGTACCGCATCCTGTCCGTGTCGGACGGGAACGTGCTCTACGACCAGACGCGCTTCCAAGACGTGCCGCTAGCGACCACGACCAACTATCTGCCGACCTACCCGCGCTTGTACTACGTGGCGGGGGAGACGGTGCAGATCCTCCCCGTCAGTAGCGGGACGCAGTTATACATCGCGGTCAACTGGAAGCCGACGAGCTTGAGTGCGCTGGCCTCCGACAACTCCTCGATCAACTTCCCCGACAACGCCCAGCTCATCTTGGTGTGGGAAGCGGCGGCGCAGTTGTTGCTCAAGGGTGGGGCGGAGACGAGTGCGGCGGTGGACCTGAAGCGGTTGGCGGAGATGGAGCGCACGACGTTGCTCGATGATCTGCGCCGTCGCACGATCAACCCGACGCAGTTGGCGTACCCCGATCAGAAGTACGACTGGGCGGGCGGCTAATGGCACGGGAGCGGATTAGCGACCAACAGCCGCGCATGGATGGCGGGTTGAACG